TTGATGGTGACAGGTCAGGGTGCTGTGCCTTCAATCAGTTTGTATGGTGCGCGACCTGTGTTCACGGTTACAGGGTTGGGTATTTATTGTGAACATTCCACGAACCTTGTTGCTTCGGGAACTTTGGATTCTGGTATTTACCGTTGGGGTGTACCGGACGCAAAGTTTATCCCTAAATGGGACTTGCGTACTGAACCGCTAGATGGCACTGTTGCCATTTCTGTGGCTGCGGATTCTGGTGAGTTCCGTTCTGTTGGCACACAGTCAACCGAGGGGTCGTTGGAGTCCTCATTTGACGGGTTTGAGAACAAGGTATTTGAGGCTGAAGCCCGACTTGCTATGACACGTTCTGCAACGGATGCTACGTCTGGCCCGATTGTGACGCGCTGGCTTGGTCGAGCTTATGCTGCCCCGTTGCGTTCCCAGATTTTCTCTGTGCCGTTGCTACTCCACCATAAGTTAAATATCCGTGGCTTTGAATACTCGGTAGATGTGGACCTAGAATTGTCGTATCTACGTGACCTTGTGGAGAACCCGCGTGTTATCACCTATCAGGAAAACGCTGATACATATTCGGTGATCGTGGAAGATGTCCGTTGGCAACCTGTGGACTCAGCCAATAACCATAACGCTTGGGACTGGAACGGAACCTGCACAGTAATTATGCGTTCAGTGAGATAGTGTAAGATAGCGACGTATGGCAGCTTTTACCCGCAGACAATATAACGGTGCAGCAGCATCAACAACGATCACCGCTGGTATCAACACCAGCGATACGACCTGTTCTCTGACTGCCACTACCGGCTGGCCGTCTACTGCTGCCGTTCCGTTTTATGTGGTCATTGATCCAGGTACTTCGGCTGAGGAGAAGTGCAGTGCAACTATTTCTGGTTCGACTCTTACTCTTACTAGGGCGCAGGATGATACGAGTGCAAGCAGTCACTCTGCGGGTGCGACGATTTATCCGGTGTTCACTGCGAATGATGCGGATGAGGCTAATGAGGTTGTTAGCAAGCTGACGACTAAGGGTGACTTGTTGGTTACTACTGGTTCGGCTTTGAACCGTTTGGCTGTTGGCACGGATGGTCAGGCTTTGGTTGCTTCTGCGGCTGCTACTAACGGTGTTACGTGGGCTACGCCAACCGATACCACGAAACAGCCTGTTGCTACGTTGACAACGAAGGGTGATATTTATGCGGCTACTGCTTCTGCGACTGTTACCCGTTTAGGTGTTGGTACTGACCGCAAGAAATTGACTGCTGATGCTGCTGAGGCTACTGGTATCAAATGGCAGTACGAAGGCGAGTTGACGCTTAATGCTCAGACTGGTACGACTTACACGCTTGTGTTGACGGATTCAGCAAAGTTTGTGACTCTTTCTAATGCGAGTGCGATTACTGCGACTGTGCCTCCGAACTCGTCTGTGGCGTTTCCTACTGGTAGTCAGGTGAACTTGATGCAGTTGGGTGCTGGTCAGGTGACTGTGGCTGCTGGTGCTGGTGTCACGTTGCGTTCTGCGGGTACTTTGGTTAAGACTTCTGCTCAGTATGCGGTTGCAACTTTGTTGAAGATTGACACTGATACGTGGGTTCTCGTCGGTAACTTGGCGTAACGGTCATGTTGATTTTGGCTGGAGTGGGCGCGGGTCCGAGTGGCGATTACCAGTCGATTGCTACCACAACTGTTGGTTCAGGTGGAAGTTCAACAGTAACTTTTGACAACATTTCTGGAACATATAAGCATTTGCAGGTTCGCTATATTGCCCGTAACTCTGGTACTGGTGACAACTTTATTGCTATGAAATGGATATTCAATAGTGATGCAACTGCTGTGTATTCAAACCATTACATTTATGGTCAAGGTTCTGCAACTGGTTCGGCTGCAACATCTTCCGTATCCTCTGCTGGTGGTGATGGACTTATTGGAATGATTAAAGATAATGCTGCTGGTTATACAAATATGTATGCTGCTGGCGTTTTGGACATTCTTGATTATGCAAACACAAATAAATATAAAACCTGTCGTTTGCTTTGGGGTGAAGATTTGAATGGTTCTGGTCGTGTTGCTTTACAGTCTGCTAACTGGCAGAAAACTACTGCAATAAATCGTATTGATTTTAGTTGTGCGACAGGTGATTTCATGCAATACAGCCAGTTCGCTTTATACGGGATTAAGGGGTAGTTATGCCAGCAACGTATGAACCAATCAGCACACAAACGGTTAGCGGAACTTCAACATCAACGGTTACTTTCAGTTCTGTTCCACAGACCTACACGGACTTGGTATTGGTTTCTGCCATAACACAATCAGCAGATGTTGCAAGTTACCTTCGTTTTAACTCTGATACTGGAACAAATTATTCTCGTACCAGACTTGTAGGTACTGGTTCATCAGCAACATCAGCAAGAGGAACAAACGATGTTGGTATTGAGTTTTACTTTGGAACACTGACTAATCTTGGAAACACTATTTGGCAGATAAACAACTATTCAAACACCACCACTTATAAGACGGCTCTAGGAAGAATCAACAATACTTTTGACTGGCTTGGTGCTTCTGTTGGTTTGTGGCGTTCAACGGCAGCCATATCAACTGTTAGTTATACGGTTTCATCTGGATATATTGTTGCTGGTTCAACTTTGACGCTCTATGGGATTAAGGCTGCATAATGGCTAACACTTACACACTCATTCAGTCGGTGACGGTTGGTTCTGGTGGTGCAGCCAGCATTGAGTTCGGGTCAATCCCACAAACGTACACAGACCTGATGGTTGTACATTCAACGAGAACAAATAGAGCAAACACTGGTGACTGGTTGCTCGTTTCGTTTAACGGTTCAACTGCTTCTTTCACCGAACGAGACTTGTATGGGTCTGGAAGCGCAACAGGTTCTAGTTCTGCTACTCCAAGATATATGGCAGAAATTGTTGGCGGTAGTGCTACGGCAAGCGTATTTGGTAATGGTGTTGTATATATACCAAATTACACTTCAAGTAGTTACAAATCGTATAGTGCTGATGCTGTTGGAGAAAACAACGCAACAGCATCTCTCCAGGTTTTGATTGCTGGTTTGTGGTCCAATACTGCAGCAATCACATCTATTACTATTACTTCTGGCAGTGCTAGCACACTAGCGCAATATTCATCAGCATCCCTTTACGGAATCAAAAACAGTTAGGAAAATATCATGGCAACAAAACTTATAGTCGATTGCTCAACAGGTGTAACCACCGAAGTTGAACTCACAGCAGAAGAAGTAGCACAACGCGAAGTTGATGCAGCAGCCTGGGCTGTAGCAGAAGCAGAACGTGAAACAGAAGCCACCGCAAAGGCTGCATCAAAAGCGTCCGCTGTCGCAAAACTTGCAGCGTTGGGTCTAACGGAGGGTGAAGTAGCCGCGCTCCTTGCGTAGCCGATGGCTAATCATCATCCCCGCAGTCCTGTTCGCGCTCTTTGCGAAACCTGCTAAAGCCGACACGCTCGGTGAATGGACATACAGCCAATCCTGCCCAACATCAGGCTCAGTCGAAGTAATAGACAACACCATCATCTTGCATGGTCCCGACCAAGGTGGGTGTTCTGGTGCTGCACATTGGGTGAAGATTGAGACCACAATCCCAGCCGATGTGGACACAATAGATTTCACTTGGGCATATCAAACCAATGATGGCTGGGTGTATGACCCGCCACAGTACGGCATCAACGGCATATACACCTTGCTTACACAACAGAACAATGCGACAGGTTCGCTGTCTGTACCAGTGAATGAGGGTGATGTGTTTACGTTCCGTCAGTATTCGATAGATACCTGTTGTGCGCCAGGTCACCTCACAATTAGTAACCTGTCGTTATGGGAATTTACAACAACATCCACGACTTCAACAACGACGACAACTACTTCTACTGTCCCATCAACGACTGTCCCTGTCACCAACCCGACTACTACGACAGTTCAAGAAACAACTACCACAACGTCTACTTCAACAACGACAACGACTTCTGTGGAGAACTCAACTAGTACTACTTCTTCCGTACCCCAAACAACATCAACAGAATCAACGACGACCACAACAGAATTACCAGCAGCTCCGACACCGGTTACACAGCCTCAAACAGTTGAGCCAGAACCCGTCGATACCGTAGTTCCCGAAGAGCCTCAGATAACCGAGACAGGAACCACAACGACGCTAGTAGAGGAACCCATGCCGGAACCGACGCTTCCTGAAGAAACAACCACGACAACTGAGCCAAGTCCAGAACCATCCCCTGAGACTACAGATACACCCATTGTGGACACAACTCTTCCCGAAGTGGACACAACCCTGCCAGAAGCCACGGAGACACCCCTAGAAGCCCCTCTAAGCGACGAAGAAGTGACTTCGCTAATTGCAGAGGCAACAACCACAGAAGCCCTCGTAGAAGCTTTGGCTGATCTAGCCCCAGAACAGGTAGCCCAAGTCGTAGAAACCCTACTTGCCGAGGAACCATCCCAAGAACAGGCAACCGCTCTCGCTTCCAGCCCCGAAGTACTCGCGGTCATCACCGCAGAACAAGCCACTCAAATCTTTGAAGCCCTAGATGTAACCGAATTGGATAACACCCAAGTAGCCGAACTTATTGCAGCAGTCCAAGACGCACCAACCGCTATTCGAGAAAGCTTTGAAGACACCATTGATATCTTCAAGAACGCACTTGACACCTACGTGCCGATCGGATCAAACATTCCAGTAGGAACACGCCGTACTTTGATCGCTGTGACAGCGGGGTTAACCCTCGCAGCAGCAGGTACTAGAATTAGACGCTAATGAGAAAAATTTTGGACTACCTACTAGACAACTCGTGGACATGGGCTGGAACCGGCATGGTTCTCATTACCCTCTCAGGCCCAACACTACGACAGGCAACCCTTATCACCGGAATAGCCGTTTTGGTACACTCAGTACTAACCCTCTCCAAGAAAGACTGACAATGGCAAAGCTTCAAAACATCATCTTCCGCATCTTCGCACTATTTGGTTCATCCGCGCTGGCAGCTGTTGCCGGTGGTGCTTTAATCGGTGTTGATCTTTGGAAGTCTGCGGCTTTAGCCGGCATCATGGCCTGCGCCCAAGTGATCGAAAAGCTCTTGCGCTTCAGCGTTGACGGCTCACTCACCAAAGAAGAAATCGAACTCGCGTTCACAGGTGCAGTAAAACCTAAACCTGAAATCGCAGAGTAATGCCGAAACCCAACTGGCCTGTTAAGCCAATCCATTGGTGTGAACATCTTAAAGGCAAGAAGCCTTCTGAGATCACACCAGATATGGTCGCCAAGATCACCGGCGGAGGCAAGTTGGAGAAGTGTGCTGCTACTGCGTGGGAAGCAATGGTTGTCGCAGCGCAAACCGAAGGCATAACTCTTAAACCGACTAGCTCCGGCGATGCGCTTAGGTCAGTGGCACAGCAAGAGGCTGGATTCCGTTCACGCTACACAAAAGAAGTTATTGCCGGCACGTCCACAAAAAATTGGAACGGTGAAACTTGGTATCTGAAAAAGGGTATGGCTATCCTTGCCACCCCGTATGACGATCCAGCAAACGATAAGGCTCGTGGTTCAAAACATTTGTATGGCATTGCCGTGGATGTGGCAAACGCTAATGGCCCAGTATTGAAATGGTTGTTGGCTAACGAAGGAAAGTTCGGTTTTTCCCATGAAGTTCTTGGCGACGAGAACGGTAAAGGTGCAGAACCGTGGCACATCCGCTTCGTCGGGAAGCCTGCTTGATGTGGATGCTGGTATCGCCTCTATTTGGGTTGCTTGTATTGGCGGTAGTTTTTCTCTTATAGCCATAGTGCTACAGCGTTTTAAGGCTGAAAACAAAAGAGACCACGACACTACGATGGCTTTGTTGCGTTTGATGCGACGCGCACAAGACCGTACAGAAGACAAGATTGACACGGTTTCTGAGCGTTTGACGGAACACATCACCAAGCACTAGTCTGAAGCACCCAAAGAAAGGTGCTTGCAAATGGCAAAAGGACTTACTACCGTTGAGTTAACTTTGGTGCGTGACTGTCTCTACAAATCAAATCCAGGTAGAGACCAAGCTGATGCACTATGGGAAGTTATCGAAAAGATAAACAAACTCATAGAGGGAGCAACAGTTGAGCAAGCCCGTAAAGCAAAGTCTGTTAAGTGAAATACGATCCGAAAGAATTGTTCCGTCAGGGCGCATCCCAAAAATTAAACGTGTACTGGATGCAATGGACGAAGCAGATCGCAAAGAACTTGTCGAAGCATTAGACGATCATCTTGTCCCTGCACCTGCAATTAGCAGGGTATTGGAGCGACGCGGAATAGACTTAGATGCAACTTCAATCAACAAGTACCGACGAGGGGAATTCGCTCATGTCACTAAGGGATGAATTAGAAGAGCAATCCCAACCGCCGGAGAATCAACGCGCATGGGCGGAGATAACCCCTGACGGTGGCGAAATATCCACTGGCGTACTACCGACACCAATAACAACAGATTGGACATCAGTACTTGTAGGTTTTGGTTTAGACCCTGCCGTGTTTGAAGTTGTTGACGACACAGTACGAATGTCTAAATGGCAAACCTCTAAGCGTTTAGAAAACGGTGACAGGGACATCGCTTGGTTGTATTCGTATCGTGCAAGGTTCCGTCGCAGAACTTCACGGGTGCTACCTGATCAAGATATTGAGGCGTTGCGTAAGCGTGTAGCCGGCTGGAAGCAACCGAAACGTGCCGTACCTAAACCATCTGAAGAACCACCATCTACCTTTGTAGTCAACTGGGCTGACTTGCAGCTCGGTAAATCTGCTGGCGGTGGGGTGGAGGCAACCGTTGAACGGGTGCTGGAATCATTAGAGAAAACAGTTCAACAACTCCATGACCTTCGCCGTAAAGGTAGAAATATTGAGAGTGCTGCACTCGTGAACATGGGCGATCCATTTGAAGGATGCGATGGAAACTATGCCAGCCAGTTGTTCACAGTCGAACTGACACAGCGTGAGCAGTTGCTACTCGGTGCAGACCTGTTCTCTAAAGGCATCACGACTCTTGCGTCAATGGTTGATGTCATGGAAATCATTGGCACATTGTGTAATCACGGTGAATGGATGCGACGCAACGGAAAATCAGTTACCTCAGATTCAGATAACGCTGGCGGGTTCCTCATGGATATGTTGTTCCGAATCTTGGATCACCAAGTACCAAACCTTGAATGGACAATCCCACACGACCAGATGGTCACAACCAAAGTGCTATCAGATGTGAAGGTGGCGTTCGCTCACGGTCACAAGATCACTGGCAAAGAAAACGATTGGCTTAACGCACAGTCAATAATGATTCTGCGCGAAGAAGGACGCGAACCTGACCTGTGGATCACAGCACACAAGCATCACCTTCAAGTCACCGATCATGGGGCATACACCCGCATCCAATGCCCGTCAATGGACGGTGGATCAAAATGGTTTGCGGACTCTAAAGGCATTTGGTCAACCCCAGGCACACTCACCCTGCTTGTTGGCCGCCATGACAAACGCAACTGGTCAGACTTGGAGGTCTTATGAACCAGAAAAATGAATTGAACCAACAGATTATTGAGGCAAAGAAATGCATTGCCTTTTGGCGTGGTGTCGTCACTACTTTGGAATGCGAACTTGCTGCTTTACCCAAAGAGAAACCTACTGGTGGTCGAGGAAAAGTAAGAAACAAATCCATTCGAGACAGATTTGGTTACGAAGCAAAAACATGGATTGAGTCGGATCAAATTGAGTGGGTCGTTGTGCTTTACAACGAAGCAGAGCAGATTCAAGAACTCAGAACCCAAGCGGAAAGAGAACAATGGATTGCTGAACGGTCAGGCTGGAAAGCTAGTACTGTCCATGTCCAACTCAGCATGGCCCGCCAGAAGGGGATGATCCCAGATAAACGGTATAAGCCATGAAAGACTCGGCATTATGCCAATGCGTATATCGTGGGGTGATCCCCCGAAACCCTGAATGCGGAGAAAAACCCGATGATTCTGAAGAATAGAACCGTTGTCTACGTCCTATGGGCTGACACCCATCTGTCCGAAGGGGGCTGGTTGAACATGGACGACTACGAAGACGATGGTGAATGCCTCGTTGACACCGTAGGCTTCCTCATCCCAATAGGGGAACCAGGTTCCAAAGACAAACACATCACCGTATGGCAAACGATTTGCAAAGAAGAAGGCATCCACGCTATACATATCCCTGTTGCAATGGTTCGAGACATGAAAGCGATTGACTTGACTTTAACCGTGTAACACCCATAGATTAGAAATACCTGCACAAACCATAGGAGGAATAATGCAGAACATATATACAGTCCCAAAAGAATTACATGGCGGTCAGCCATGGCTGAACCAACGTTTCTGGAATGAAAAGTTGGAGAAACGGATCACCGGCTCACAAGCCGCAGCGATTCACGGTGAACACAAATACACCACACCAGCAGACTATGCAGTAGAGCTATTGGCATCAGCACCCCCTGTGCCGAAAGCACAGAACGATGCGATGCGTCGAGGCACAATCCTTGAAGCCCCACTTATGGGTTGGGCTGGAGAAATCCTCAACGAAACCATCACCGAACCATCCGAACTGTATTGCTATGAAGAATCTGGTGTCCGCCTGTTGGCAACAATGGATGGTCGCTCACTCGGTGGCAAGTTTTATGAACTCAAAACATATAACAAACGGTGGACGGGACAACTTTCCCGAACTTGGTACTGGCAAGGAGTTCACCAAGCGATATGTACAGGTAGTCACGAAATCAACTGGATCATATTTGACAGCGACCTGCAACTTCAGTTCCATACACAGACCGTAACTAGCGACGAAAAGCAAATTCACATTGAGGCAGCCCGCAAATTCTTGGGGTTCATCGACATGGGCATGATGCCTGACATAGCTGATCCCACCTATGACAACGCCAGTACGCTCTACCCCGAAGGTTACGGAAACACAGTCGTACTCGGCCATGAGATTTATGCGAGTCTAGAACTTTTGGCGCAGGCACGTGAACAGAAACGCCAGGCTGAAGCAACAGAAGAACTCATCAAGGGTGAGTTAGCCATGCTGTTGCAGGACGCTGAATATGGCGCAGTTGACGGTACTCAGGTCGTATCGTGGAAGAACAGCAAGCGCACATCGTTTGATACGAAACGATTTGAACAAGAACATCCTGCTTTGGCAGAGAAGTTTAAGAAAACAACAACCTTCCGCACCATGCGGATCATCGCTAAGGAGGCGAAGTAATGGATGAGAAACAGTTAATAATGGCAACACTCAAACTGCATGAGTTATCTGGTGATCTTCTTCAAGAAGCAGAGAACCTAGTAGCTCAGACTGAGCGTTTAGATATGGCGTGTTATGAGTTGTTCAGCAAACTAAACCCACTAGACGGATCATGGGTAGACAGTGACACATGGGACGAATTCAAACAACAAGTGATTGACTATTGCGAAGGAGCAAAATAATGAAACTGGAAGAAATCATTGGCAAGTATGGCGTACCCGATCCAAAGATCGTAGGCAAACTACCTAAAGGTGGGATGCAACTTGACTTCGTAGGTCACGCAGATGTAACCAAAATGCTTATCGAGATTGACCCTGAGTGGACTTGGGAACCAACCGCATTTGATGCGAATGGTTTACCGGCTTACCGTGTTGAGAACGGAATGGCACACATGGCTGGCTGGCTCACCATCCTCGGCGTACGTCGTCTAGGTGTTGGCTCAGTTATGCACAACAAGCCTGACCTACTCAAAGAGTTGATCTCAGACTTCATTCGTAACGCCAGTATGCGCTTCGGTGTGTGCCTGTCCTTGTGGACAAAGCAAGAATGGGATGATGTTTCGTACACCTCATCTACACCCGTTGCCAAGCCTGCGCCAGTAGCGAAGGTTGAACCAGCCAAGCCAAGCGATCCGTTGGTGTCAATGGACAACATCAAGCGTTTCGTTGAGGCTTGCAAGGCAGCAGGGCTGAACCATGAACAGGTGGCCAAGACAGCAAAGATTGACCTTGCCGACCTGAAGGAATCACAGATGCCAGTACTGCGTGAAGCATTTGCCAAAGCAAAAGAGTTGGCTGCATCATTCTCTGACACCGAACCCGAAGTCATGGACGACTTCAACCCTGCGTTCAACACCACGGAAGAAGCAGTAGCTGCAGTAATCAATATGTTCGCCGGTGCTGAAGTTATTGCAGAATCCAAAGCAAACCATCCTGCTAACGGCTCGCCACAGATCAAAGAACCTGGCGCACCGGCAACAGTAAAACAGATCGGTATGTTCAGGGCTTTAGCGTCAAGCAAGGGCATCAGCCAAAAGTCGGAGCAACTTTCAATGGCATCAGACTCATCAGGTCGTGTCATTGGGGCATTGGAAGAACTAACCAAGTCAGAAATATCTGAACTCATCACGATTCTAAAGGCATAACCATGTTGAAATTAGACAGACTTACATCTAACAGCAACCTTCTTCAACGGAGCAAACAACTTGAAGCAGATGCCAAAGAACTGTTAGAACAAATCAGTTTTCTTCAGGCATATGCTCGACGGTTAGAGGACATGATCCGCACTGGTGACGAGCCACTGTGAGTAAAAATAAATCTAAAGGCACAGCCTTTGAAACGCTCATCGTTGACTATCTGAAACAGTTCTATCCGAACTGCGAACGACGCGCACTACAAGGTGCGCTAGACAAAGGCGACATCACAGGTGTGGACAACAGATTTATTTTTGAATGCAAATCGCACAACACCCTTAACTTCTCTGGCTGGCTGAAAGAAGCTGAAGTTGAGCGTGTGAACGCTGACGCAGAAGTTGGGGTTGTTGTTGCGAAACGCAGAGGTTACGGTAAAGCCGAAGATCAGTACGTTGTTCTGACCGTAAATGATTTTGTTCGGCTTCTTAGGATCACCGAATACTAAACGCTTATAGCGTAAGCAATTCCCGACATTTGCTAAACTTGGAGGACCGATGAGATTATTTCTACGGCTATTTGCCGTTGCTCTAGTAGGGACTATTACCTTCGGCAGCATGGTTAAAGCTGCTGAAGCCCCTGCCAACCCTGTCAACCCGTCAGTAACGCCTCTCTCGGAGGCTCTCCGCTTGGCTGAGAAGGCTTTGGAGTTGCCTGTTGAACAGATTCCAGACGGTGTTCCAAAGGATCAAACCAAACGTTGCCCCCAATGGGAAGACGAGATCGCACAATTCGGATTACCCGTCGAGACATTCAGTTACATCGCTTGGCGCGAGTCCGGCTGTACCCCAACTGCCTGGAATAAATATAAAAACAAGAACGGCACACAAGACAGGGGCTTAGTCCAGATAAATTCTGGGTGGAAAACTGTGACGGCCAAAGAATGTTCTTCACAATATGGTGATTTGTCAGTACTGTTTAACGTACGGTGCAACCTCGCGGTAGCTCGATACTTATACAGGAACGGCGGACTACGGCATTGGAATCTATAGACGAATATCATGAAGACTACGAGGGAGATGAAATGTCAGCAGCCGAGGACTACTACAGCCTGGTTAATAAAAGATTTAATTTCGTGCTGGATGCAGCGTGTCGTGGTGCGGGACCGGACCTTTTCTTTTTAGAGGACACTCCGGAAGCTAAACCAATCAACCATATGAAGATGGCTGAAGCACGATCCATTTGTGCACAGTGCAAAGTGCAGGAAGAATGTCTTGACTTCGCTGTACAAAACAACATAACATCAGGTATATGGGCAGGAACTACACCAATGCAAAGAAAGGTATTACGTCGTGAGTATCGAGACACCAATAGAGTTTGAGCTAGAGCAATATAAGGATCGTGTTGACGCTATGCAGATAGCACACGAAGTGTTGCGCGACGAACGTGACCGGTACAAGGACGCTGCTGAATCCATCCACATAGAACTCGAAGCTTGCCGGCTGTCATTAAAGCAAGCAGAATCAATAATCTCCCGGCTGCGAACTCACATCGCACAGGGCATCGAACTTTAATAAGAACCGAGGGGAACTATGAAGCCAGTACATATTGAATTGTTTATCGACCGTCTATGCGGTCTGTTTCCAACCACGAACATTGCGCGCAACACCCTTAAGTCCGCCTGGACACGCGATGACATCATGCTCGACGCGTCAGAGGAGGACGGTAAAGCGGTGCTCAAGTTGTGCGAATCGTTGTCTAAGTTTCCGGCATCAATTAACGAGGTCCGCAATATGTTTCGCACTGTTGCCGGCGTTGTCGGTGGCGAATTGGGTTGCGATTTATGTGACCATACCGGTTGGGATACCGGCCGGAGGATCGTTGACGGAGAAGAAACCTTTTACACAATGGTCTCGTTTAAAAAAACTTATACGTATGTGAAGCCATGCCAATGCCGGACGGCAGCATGAAAAGCGAACATTGGGCCTGCACTAGCTGCCGGCAACGAACCGTAACCCACGTCCCATTAAAGCAACCCCCAACCTGTAGCAACAAACACAGACCAATAGAAATGATAAAAGTAAAATGACATTTGACGAATGGATTAAAACCGGATACGACCTGGGCTACTGCTCACCTCCGGTATGCGTACTACATGACGGCATTCCAACGACGGCCTCAGAAGATGAGCAAGTATTCGATGGCGAAGATCCATGTTTCCACGGTGTCCGGCTGTACGACGACCTGCAAACCAAGAACGGATGCGAAGCGAACTCATCGTGCGCGGTATGGCGGGCAACAAACTTGGGTTGGAGAAAATAAAAGGGACCGCCTCAACCCGTCGGGGTAGAGCGGGGAGGCGATCCCAGTGGTGGCAACACGGTCACGAGTAGGTAACCCGCAAGCGCTTAAGCGTTGCCTTACCTCTATTTAAACTATCTGCTTCGCTGTTACACCAACGAACCCGGATCCGGCAATGGCAGCTCGAGCGCTCTCGGCGTTGGTGAACAGATACCAGAAGCGTTCTGCTTCCGTGAATGTCTGGCCTTGCCAGCGGTGAGGTCCGGCCCAGGTACGCCCGTCTTGGTCCCGGATCAGAACCCACCGGTCCGGTGACGGCCTGACGTTATGCTCGAATGCAGCAACCTTGGCGCGCTTCACT